TTTAATACCGTCAGATGCCCTAATTCTGGCAACGTTTCTCTCCACCACCCTCATGACCTGATCATGCGGTAAACTGGCGAAGGAGTCGTTAATCGGTGTTTTGTCAAAGGACGATGTTTCGTAGTCATCCCTCTTCCACACATTCGGCTTCTCAGTGACTGGAAAAACGGAATCAGGTACAGATGCTCTCAAACCCTGTACTTCCTCAGTTTCTTTAGACATGCTACTATACACTCCATAAGTGACGAGTGCAGCAGATACAGCCCCAAGACCATACAATACGTACCTCCAGCGGCGAGACATATAGCACGATTGCAGAATGTCACCTAACCACTTGAAGTACGCATTGTTGTTGGCAGTGTAACGCTGAAAACCCCACAAAACGAATCGCCTACACAAAGACCATTCCATGACATAATGCGTCGTAGATCGCACCAGCCTGGAACGCATATACAACGCAAGATACTTCTCGATAGTCCAATGAACACAGCGCGCAAGCTTTGTGGGCTCAGCACCTCGCTGCTGTCGAACGATTTCAGCCACTACATCAGCCATAGCAATGCGATCTGAATCTTCATCAGTAGAACTCTGTATACTGGCATTGGGCACCACCACCACAGGTGTTGCATAAGCTCGAACGCGCCTTCCGTTGACTTCCACAGAAGTAATTCCAACATAATTCGTGTTGCCATCAACACTGTATTCATATGTAGTGCGCGTGCATTCGCTGCCATGTGTTTCAATTGTCTCAAAAGATTGACCGAGTTCCACTCCACTTGGTAAGCGAACTTCAGCAGCCTGCACGGTGGGGCTATCCAGCCCGCATCGACAAAAGTTTGCGTTGTCATAACATAGACGACACACCTTAATTTGCTGCATCGCCTCAACACCAGCTCTCGCCCGCGACTGGATGCTCTCAAATGCCATAATGGTCTGAGCCAGCCACTGCAAAAATGGGCGGGTCGTGGTAAATGTATGCACCGTCTCGTACCTAGCCTGCGTACCGTTTGCTACCACCCGCTCCACATTAATGACCCAAAAATCGGGCCAATCATCAATGATGGGTGGAAGTTTTGCGGGGTCAATCATTTCTGGATCATCATCCCTCGCGTAGCGTGGCTGTGGGGACACAGTAAGTACAAACGGAAAACGGCGTTGAACCGCTATCGGACACGAGAAATACGCAAAAGCATTTAAATGCTTCGTGTTTGTCGTCGCTACGCACATACGTGCGCGGACTGGGTTCTTCCCCTTATCCTCCAAGCTTGCTTGATTAGGTACCAACGGAACATCGTTCATAATCTGGATCACCTCACTTAATGAATTGTCCGCAATTTTACCGTCAGGATGGGTGAAAGCGATATCGTCAAGGAGAAGAAACCACTTCATAGAATCCCAACCCGACCAGAAATCATCGCAGGTATTGCGCGTGTACTTGAACTCGTCTTCCGTGGGTAATCCAAGTACTTTTCCTGCATACTGAAATAGCATACTGGTGAACGTCGATTTGCCCACACACGTTTTTCCGTGAACGAGTAGAGCAAAAGGTGGACGCCGCGACTTTTGAGCCTCACGGAAGGTTCCGATCTCGGCTCGCATAAGCAGCAAGTCGTTCATCATCCTCTTAATGTTGGTAAGCTCAAATCCTGACGCTTTTATACCATACTTGAGGATCGAAGTGCCTTCCTCTAGGCAGTGAGCTAAGTCAGCCATGAATTGATGGTAACTGGTACCTTGTGACTCTAGGTCACCACGGAACTGATACTCTCGCTTCAGCTTCTGGCACGCATCAAACCACTTACCAAAGTCAGTGGGACCATGCATGAAGGTCTCCCACGATCCAGACTTACGGTAAAGCAATGTACGCTGAAGAAACATAGCAGTAGTATCAAGTAATGTCGTTAAGAAGTTTAATCCCATCAAAGGGGAAGCCACCTCCTTCTTGCACACAATAGCCACCTTCTCATCAATGGGAATTCCCACAAGAGAGAAGACACCAAGTGCGACTGCGTACTTGTACACCCGCATGATCTGCTGTACAATGCTGCTATCCTTAATAGCTTCCCAATTCTTCAACAAACTCCGCAGATCAGTTACAGCCTCAAGAATTGTCTCTTCATCAGCCTGAACCTGATGATTGAACACGTCGTGCAATACATCAGACAAGATTCTCGTGACTCCATACAGCAAAGGGGTTCCTGTTCGGAGTTTTATAAAAACCGATAGTGCTAAAACACGATCGCAGTTCCCCTTAGCGCGCAACAGTTGAATACACAATAAAGCCACATCTTCGATAAACGAAACAATGGCTGGATCAGTGTGCTCTGTAAGCATAACCATCGGATCAAAATCCAAATTTTGGAGCTCGTATTTTGTCTTACGTGCCCGCGCCTTCTTCATACCACGTTGGGAATAAAATTCCCCATATTCAAACTTTCTCACCCTTTGGGCGTTTTCGTG